CGAGATCACGCTGAACGGTCAAATGCCGAAGATGTACAAGCCCTCCCAAATTGTACACATCCGGGGTTACAACGCGGAAAATCCAATCATTGGATTGGCGCCGCTGGAGACGCTGCGGCGGGTGCTGGCTGAGGAGCACGCCGCGGGCGAATACCGAGAGAACTTTTGGAAGGGCTCGGCCCGGATGCAGGGTGTGATTGAGCGGCCAGAGAAGGCACCGATGTGGAGTGACGGGGCCAGGCAGCGGTTCAGGGAAGAGTGGACAGAGATGTACAGCGGTGCGGAGAATAGCGGCAAGACCGCTATTCTGGAAGAGGGGATGACGTGGAAGCAGGGCGGATTCAACGCGCAGGAAAGCGAATATCTGCTGGGACGCAAACTCACCAGAGAAGAGTGCGCGCGGGAATACCATATTCCGCCACCGCTGGTTGGTATCCTGGATCACGCCACGTTTTCAAACATCAAGGAGCAACACAAGCATCTTTACCAGGACTGCCTTGGCCCGTGGCTGGCGATGATCGAGGATGATGTCGCGCTACAACTGCTGACAGAATTTGAGAGCGAGCGCGACGTGTTGGATCAGGTCTATTATTGTGAGTTCAACATTGCCGAAAAACTCAAAGGCTCGTTTGAGGAGCAGACAACGGCGGTTTCTACGGCAGTCGGCAGGCCGTGGATGACGGCCAACGAGGGCCGGGCGCTGTTCAATATGCCGAGTATGGATGGGGACGCAGACCAGCTTGTGACGCCTCTGAATGTGCTTGTGGGCGGGCAGGCATCGCCCAGGGACGTCGATCCGACGGGGAGTTCTGGGCGAGTTCCGGTTCTGGATACGAAGGCGCTGGACTTGCACAACCAGGAACTGCGAGAGCGGCACGAGGAAAAATGGCGGGCGGCGCTGGTGCGGCATTACAAGCGGCAGGAGGCGGCGATCGTAAGTCGGGTGCCAGAGAAGGCCGCCAAGGTGGACATCGGGGGGGTGTGGTGGGATGACGATCGCTGGGACCGGGAGCTGTACGAGGATCTGCTGCCGCTGAACGTGCTGACGGCAACGGAGTGGGCAGAACTGGCGGCGAGGGCGCTGGAGGCGGAGGTGGACGTGGAGCGGATGCAGGCCTGGCTACGTGAGCACTCACGAGTTCAGGCGGCATACATCAACGGGTACACGCGGGATCAATTGGCGATAGCGTTGCGTGACCCTGAGCCGCGAGAGGCGGTAAAAGGGGTTTTCGAGGCAGCGCTGACAGTGTGGGCGGTGCGCGAGGCGATGAGTGCGGTGACGACGGCGCAGAGTTTCGGCGCCGTGGAGGGGGCTGCTGCTGGCGGGATGCAGTACAAGACGTGGCAGGTGAACAGCTCGAATCCACGCACCGACCACGCAGCACTGAACGGAACGACGGTTGGAATCCGTGATAGGTTTCCAAACGGTCTGCGCTGGCCGGGAGATCCGCGGGGCGATGCCGCGCAAAACGCAAATTGCCAGTGTACTGTGAGATTTAGCTGATAAGGAGCAGAAAATGGAGCGCAAACAAAAGACATTTACGGGCCGAGTGGAATTGAAGGACGACGGCGAGGAGGGGACGTTCCGGTCGGTTTTCGCCACATTGAACGTGATTGACCACGACGGGGACGTCACGCCGCCGGGGGCGTTCACGCAGGGGCAGGAGGTGGTGGTCGAGGGCTGGAACCACGACTATGGCCTGCCTCCTGGCAAGGGCGTGATCCACTCGGACGACAAGGTAGCGTGGATCGACGGGCGCTTTTTCCTGGAGACGGACCAGGGGCGCAACCACTACAACACGCTAAAGGCGCTGGAGGGGTTGGAGGAGTGGTCGTACACGTTCAGAATCGAGGAAGGCCAGGCGGGCCAATTCGAGGGGGAGGACGTGTATTTTCTCAACGCGCTGGATGTTTGGGGCGTGGCGCCGGTGACCAGAGGTGCCGGCCTGGGAACGCGGACGGTGGCGCTAAAGAGCGGTGGGCTGACAGAGGATGAGCTTGCCGGCGTGCGGGCGCTGTTGGAGGAACGAGAGAAGGCGAATGGCAATACTGAAGGCCAGGCCGGGGCGGATGATCCGTCAGACGGTGAGCCGAGCGGTGTGCCGGACGACGATGTAGCACTGCGGCTAGAGGTTCTGAGGCTGCAGGCGGAAGAAGTTTAGAGCAAAAATCAATTTTTTCACATTTGGAGGTGTGAGGTGAACAAGAAAGAACGAATGCTGGGCCTGCTGGCAGAGGCGGACCAGATCACGAAAAAGGCCGCTGATGAAGAGCGGGCGATGACGGACGAGGAGCGCGAGACCGTCCGAGAGAAGATGGGCCAGGCAATGGAGCTGCGTGACGAGATCAAGAGCGACGAGCACGACGTGGAGCTGAAGGCGCAGCTGGCCGAGCTGCTGGATGGGGTGAAGGAAAGCGAGGAGCGATCCGAGCCGAATCCACCGGCACCGAAGGGGACGCTGGGGGAGCGGTTCTTGAACAGCCCGGAGTGGAAGGGGTTCGTGAAGCGGGTAGCTCCGAGCGGCCAGTTCTCAACCGGGAAATTCGGACACTCACCGGCGGTGATGGTGAAAGACTTTGGGCTGTGGCGCAAGGAGCTGATCACAGGCGTTGATTCAACCAGCGCCGGCGCTTTCATCGTACCGGACGACACCGGGATCTATGAGCCAATCGGGCGGTATCCGAGGGTTCTGCGTGATCTGATCGCTATCCGGCAGACAGGGAGCGATACGGTCGAGTTCGTGCGGCAGACCAAACAGGTGACCGAGGCCGAGCCGACGCCGGAGGCGAACGTCAAGTATCCCACCGGGGCGACCGGCGAGATCGACGGGACGAAACCGCAGGGCGAGATGACGTTCGAGCGCGTGGCCGAGGTGGTCAAGACAATCGCGGTGTACGTCGGGGCGACGAAGCGGGCGTTGGCGGATGCGGCGCAAATCCGGGGGATCATCGACCAGGAGTTGCGGGAGGATCTGTACGACTGCCTGGAGTGGCAGTTGTTCAACGGCAACGGGGTAGGAGAGAACTTTACCGGGATGGCCAACCAGGCGGGGACGCTGGTACAGGCGTTCAATACGAACATCCTGATCACGGCGCGGCAGGCGATCACGAATCTGTTGATCAATGGGCGGCAGATCCCGACGGCGTTCGTGTTCAACCCGCAGGACTGGGAGACGGTGGAGCTATTGCAGGACGCCAACAACCAGTTCTATGGAAACGGGCCGTGGAACCAGGGCCCGATGCGACTATGGGGTGTGCCTGTGGCGCAATCGTTCCACCTGGTGCAAGGGTCGGCGTGGCTCGGCAACTGGCGCAAGGCGGTACTGTGGGATAGGATGCAAGCCACGATTACGGCAACCGACTCGCACGATGACTGGTTCATCAGGAATATGGTTGCGATCCTGGCCGAGATGCGGGCGGCGTTTGGGTTGATTCGACCGAGCGCGTTCGTGGAGATCGATCTGGAAGCGGGTAGCTAGGACTCGACCAGAGTCAGGGCCACGGTCCGGGGTGAATCCCGGACCGTGGCCAGGAGGCAGGATGCGCGTCAATGTGGTGTGTCGGAATCTGAGCGATGACCGGGTGATCCCGCGTTTCTCTCGCTATCTGCGGGATGTGAACGGATGGAGCTTGACATCGGGGCCGGACTATGGTGCCGATGCCATCTACCTGAGCGGGTATTTCGAGGTGCAGATGTGCAAGCGGGGCTGGCCGAAGCGGCCGGTTGCGGCATACTTTACGCACCGGGAGGCAGAGGGGGACGGCAAGGCGAAGCTGTTCGACCGGGTGGCCACACAGGTGCAACTCAGGGTTGCCACCGCGCGGATGTATGCGGATTACCTGACGCAGTTTGGGGAAACGGTGCAGATTCGACCGCCGGTGGAGCGGGACAGGTTCGTGATCCCGAAAAGTGCGTCACGGCGCAGCGCCGTGGTGGCGGGTTTTTCGGGATATTCGTATCGGAGCGGGCGGAAGGGCGGCGACCTGGCGCTGGCAGTGGTGAAGGCCTCGGCGGGGGTAGAGTGGCGGGCCTCTGGGCGGGGCTGGCCGGTGCAGACCAAGCGGTACAACTGGCGTGAGATGCCGTCATTCTTCCAGGGGTTGGACATCCTGGTGGTAACGAGCTTGATCGAAGGGGTGCCGATGCCGCCGCTGGAGGCGTTAAGTTGCGGGGTGAGCGTGGTTGTGCCGCGCGGAGTTGGTCTGCTGGATGAGTTGCCGAATGTGTTGGGTATCCACCGGTACAAGCGGGGCGACGTTGGATCGCTGGTCAAGGCGTTCGGGAAGGCAGTCAAGGCGCGTCCAGGGGTTGACCGGGCTGCGCTGCGGGCGGTGACGATACCGTACACTATCAAAAACTGGTGCGCGGAGCACAAGCGGATGATGGAGGCGCTGGTGGATGGGTCGCTAGATGGTCCGAATGCGGGGCTAGAGAATGACAGCGTGGAGGCGATTGAGCCTATGAAGAAGGTCAAGGGGATGAGACCGGTGGAGCGGGGGACGGGTAGCACGCGCGGGATCTATTGCGTGGCGTTCGGCGATCCGGCGCGAACGTGCGCGCTGCGGATGATGAAGAGTGCGAAACATTTTATGCCAGAAATACCGATTTGTCTGTGCAGCGACCGCAAGATTGGACCGGAGGACGTGCTGGTCACGCAAAAGGACACGGACATCGGGGGGCGGCGGGCCAAGCTGCGGGCTTACGAACTGAGCCCGGCAGAGTGGGAACAGGTTCTATACCTGGATGCAGACACAAAGGTGGTCGGAGATATCCGGTTTTATTTTCAACTTATCGAGGATGGGTGGGAGTTTGTGATCTGCAAAGACCCCCACTTGATGGATACGATGCACGCATTCAGACGCAAGGGGAACCTGGCGGAGCTGGAGGAGACGGCAGCGCGGATACACACGATGCACACGCTGCAATACAATGGGGGTGTGTGGGCATTCGGGCGCAATGAGCGGATCGCGCGGTTTTTCACGCGGTGGCTGAAGGAGTGGGACAGGCACGCGCAGCGGGACCAGGGGGCGTTGATCCGGGCGATGTACACGGAGCCGCTGCGGGTGTATCTGCTGGGAAACGAGTGGAACACGTTCCCCAAATATACCAAGGGGATTAAAACAGCCGGGCTGATGCACTATCCGGGCGACGCGCGGCGGTGGCGGGGGATGATCCCAGGGCGGATCGACAGCGAGACAGCGTGGGCGGCGGTGCGGCGATTCGAGCAGCGGGGGAGGCGATGAGAATACTGAACCTGGGAGCGGGCAACAGGATCATCGAAGGAGCGGTGAATCACGACGTGGCAAAGCACCGGCCAGAGATTGACCTGGTGTGGGACTTGAACGATTTGCCGTGGCCGTGGGAGGACGAGGCATTTGACAAGGTATGCGCGTTGAGCGTGCTGGAACACCTGCGGCAGAATCTGCTGACGAGTATGGACGAGATCTGGCGCATCACCAAGCCGGGCGGTGTGGCTGTGATCAAGCTGCCGTTTTGGAAAGCGAACGTATCCTATGAGGATCTGACGCACCTGCACGTGGTTGGGCCTGGGGTGATGGACCAGCTCGATCCACGCACAAAGCGGGGTCACGGTTACAGGTTTTACACCAGCCGCAAGTGGCGAATAGAGAAACAGGAAATGAACAAGGAAAAGCGCGCCACGTCGATTTATTGGACATTGTGCAAAATGCCGCTGGATTGGGATGGAAACGATGAGACGGATTGACAACGACGCGACGAAAGGGCTGGCTGTGCCGTTCCTAATCCTGGCGCACGTGCGGACGGGAGGGACATTCTTGGCGCACGCGCTGTCAAATCATCCAAAGGTATACTGCGACCGGGGAGAGACACTGCATCATCTTTCGGCCTGGCGCTCAGCCGGCGTGCCGGTGGACAAGATACTGGCAACGATTTGGAAACAGGATGGCTACCACGCCAGCGGTTTCCGCGCCATCTACCGCCAGGCGTTCCACGCAGCGGTGTGGCCGCTGATTGAGAGCACGAGGCCTCGGGTCATCCACCTTACGCGGCGGAACCTGGCGCGGCAGGGGGTGAGCTTTGGTTATCAGCAGCTTGTGCGGCAGGGAAAGCTGCCGTTTCACCCGGTGCATTCTTTCGATGAGCGAATGCCGGCGCCGGTGGCTGTGGATACGGCGGAGATCGTGGGATACGCGGTGAAGGTGCGCCGGGAGATGGCGAAGGGGCGCGCGCGGCTGGCAGGATACAAGGGGCCGGTGCTGGAGGTTGCATACGAGGATTTGGCGGGAGGCGGGGCCGCGCCGACGAGGGCGCGAGTCCAGGAGTTCCTGGGAGTGGAACGTGAGCCGTTGCGCTGTGATCTGGCTCGGGATTTCCCGGCACCGATGAGCGAGTGGTTCACGAATTGGAAGGCGATCAGGACAGGGCTGGAGGCAGCCGGATTTGGAGGCCTGGATGGGTAAGGGTAAGGGAATTGTGTTATCAGGCCCGGACAAGACGATCGAGGCGCAGGCGCGGAACAAGGGGCTTGGAATAGTAGTTGACCCAAGCTTACCTCTGGCGTTCGATAAGACGCTGTTCGTGGAGCCGGGAACGGAAATACCGTGGGATTTGCTGCCGGCGGCGTGGCATTTCCTGGAACGGTGGGATGCGGCGGTGCCGCTGTGGCGGTATGGCAAGACGGCGGCTGACCTGGGGTCGAAGGAGGAACGGGCACAGACGCAGGCGGTGATCCGGGACCTGCGAGTGCTGGTGCACAGCGTGGAGTTGTTGTTCGTGCGAAACAATGAGGATGGTCAGGCACTGATGGCGGCGTACCGCGAGGAGCTAGGAGAGAATGGAGACAAGCGGCTGTCATTCCTGCGGGCGCTGTATCTGGTAAAGCCGAGGCTGTGCGTGTTACCAGTGACGTGGCTGGCAAAGGTGGCGGCGAGATCGAAACAGGACGCAATAGCGACGCGGGGGCGTGGCCGACCTAAAGGAGCGCGGCTGGTAGAGGTAGAGGTCGGGCCTGGGCGATTCGTGAAATGCAATCCGGGTGATGAGGACGCGGTTTTAGCGATGATGCAATCTGGGAGGAATAGAAATGGGTAAAAGAGGGCCATTGGTCAGAGTGGAGCTGGAGCCAGGGCGATTTGTCAAGATGTACAAGAAGGACGCACAGGCGCGCGGGCTGTTGGCACCGAAGAAAGAGCGATGTCCGACCGGTGACAAGGCGCGGCGACCGGAGAACGACAAGGTGCAGCGTCCAGATGCTGACAAGGTGAGTGAGTGCGTGCCCGTTGAGCCGTCGCCAGAGGCTGACGACTTTACTGTCATTAGCGGGGTCGGATCGGCGACGGCCGAGATGTTGCACGAGCGCGGCCTCCACACGTTCGATGATTTGCAGGCAGTGGAGACGGAGGATTTGCCAGAGCGGGTAGGGCAGGCGATTGAAAGGTGGCGCGATGGCGAATGATCTGAAACAGGCGCAGGCGCGCGTTGAGGCGGCGCTAAAGCTGCTGGATTCAGAAACGGCGGATTTGGTCATTGGTACGTCGACCGATGAGCTCAAAGCTTTGGAGCAGGGGGCGCAGTCGGCGCTGGCGATGGTGTGGATGATGGCGGTGCAGAGCTGCGGGATCAAGGTAAAAGATGGTGAGAGCCATCCGCTACAGAGGGTAATCGCGCAGGCGACGCTGATGGTGGTAACGATGGTGCATTATGCTTTCGCGCTGGGGATGCGGCGGGGTCAACGGGGTGATTAAGTGCACACACCGATAGGAAGGCATCAGCTCACCCCGCTGGCGCAGGCGAAGGCGTTAAGGGATGAGGCGTTGCTGTGGTGGCTTGGCCCGTGGCCTCTGTTTCCAGGAGCGGCAGCGATAGACCCAGATGATTGCGTGGCGGCGTATCGAGCACAGGCAAATGATAATGTGACGTGGGGGCCAGGGCCTGACAACATTGCCGCTTCATATATCAATCTCAACGATCCTGGCACAAACGATGCGGCTCCAGTGATAGCGCCGACGTGGGCAGCACCGACAGGGTGGGGATTAAACGGGTTAACGCAGTGCCTTGACACTGGGGTTGCACCGGGAGAGTTTTATACCGTTGTTATTCAATATGCCAACGTCACGAATGACGGCTATTGTATAGGCGCATCGACTCTCGCAGGAGGTGGGCGCGGTTTTGCATTATCTGCACAACGACCTGGGAATGCCGTCCGGTACTATTATGGTAATGGCATATATGACGAACCTCCAAAGATGCAGACCGGAAACCTCGCGCTGGTGGGCGGCGTAGCCGGGTATAGGAACGGCGTATTGGATAGAGCAATAGCTGGAGGGTGGGCAGATTTTGGCTCCACATTCTTTCTCGGAGCGCGGAATCGAGACGGCGTTGCCGTGGATCACGGCGATGGCAACACGCTCGCCGTGGGAATATATAAAATTGCCCTGGATGTAGATCAGATTGCAGCGCTCGGTAGCGCTGGTTCCGGGGCGATGGCAAATCTTTAGGAGGGAACAAATGGCACAACCAACTCAACAGGTAGACAAAGCGCGGCGGGCGGTTCGGGCGTTTATGGCCGGGCTTGCTGGAATGGATGAGGCAAAGGAAACGCTCATTGACTTGGGCGCGCCGACATTTATCGAATTTCTCGATGAGGTATCAGACGATGATCCACCAGTGCCGCTTTATGACATCAGCAGTGACGATGTGATCGACGCGCTGGGGCCAAATGGTGCGTTGAAGGCGATCAACGACGTACTGGACGCCAACAACGGGGCGCATCGCAAGGCGCTGAGAAAGCTCCTGTAAAGGGGGCGTATGAGTACAATCTGCTTTTATGCCAGATTTGAGGATAGCAGCGGTGACGGTTGCAACGGCCTAACGGTGATATGGGACGTGGAACGTATCACGCGCTCTACCGGCGCGCGTACTGCGCTCGTCACAGGCGGCGCAACTACTACCGCAGTTGGGCGTAGAGGGCTGTATGTCTACACGCTGGCAAACGCTGATTTGATCACGTATGACTATGTAGCGACGGCGGTCACTGCCAGCGCCACGCCAACCGTTCACGAGGTTGCGGCATTGTGGACGCTATGGAGCCTATCGTGGCACGATATTCTAACATCTGCATTGACGACGGTAGGCAGCATCGGTAAACTGCTGGTGGAGAAGCTGGGGCTGATCACGTCGGGAATCATCTCTGTGACCGGGCCTGTGGTCGAGGGCGGGAACGTCATCACGTACCGAGGGGATTCATATCTGGACGCAGATGATCGGGCGCTGGAATGGGAAAGCACGAGCTGGCCGGATCTGACGGCGGCGGCGGTCGCTGTGATTATCAATAAGGCGGTGCAATTCAGCGGCTCAGTGGTGACGCCGACAGGGACGGCAAAGGTGCGGTTGGAGCTGACATCGGCGCAAAGCGCGACTATCCCGGCAAAGCGGCATAATTTCCAGGTAGTGGCGACGGTGGCAGGAAAGGATTACACGCTGGTAGAAGCCTCGTGGGTCTCGCGGGCGCGGGCGGAGGTGTGAAAAAATGCTTTTTTGTACAATTTCTGACGTGGCTGATTTCCTGCAAATCGAGGTGGACGAGCCATCGACGGCGCGCGCAATTACGGAGGCGACGGCGGCGATCAAAAACTACTGCCACCAGGTTATCGAGCAAGTAGTGGGCGATGTGTACACGTTTGACGTGGCGGCGGGCCGGTCGAAGCTGTTCCTACCTGAGCTGCCGGTGACGGCGGTGGCAACCGTGGTTGAGGATGGGGAGACGCTGGTGGAGGGGTCGGATGAGGACTACCAGGTCGCCAACCACGGCGTGTTGCACCGTGTGGGTCAGAACTGGGAGGCGGGCGTGCAAATCGTGGTGGTCACGTACACGCACGGGTACGAGGATATACCAGATGATGTGGTTAGCGTGTGTACGCGGGCGGCGGCACGGGCGTACCAGGCTGGGCTAAAGGCTGATGAGGATGCGGGCGTGCCGGGTATTGCCAGCAAGAGCCTGGGCGATTTTTCGGTAACGTATGCCTCCGGCGCAGGCGGCGTGGGCGAGGGCGTGATGGGGGCCAGTGGGTCGCGGATGCTACTTTTGAGTGAAAAGGACACCCTGGACAAGTACAGGTATATCAAGCAATGATGATGCTGTGGTTCGCAATGGGTTGGCGGTGTGGAAACTGCGGCGAGTTCAATAGCGACGATTCGTTCTGTTGCAGAAATTGCGGGGCCAGTCGATGACAGTCATCGGGTCAATGCTGAATGGCACGTTCACGATCTGGATGCCAGAGCGGACGAGCGATGGGCAAGGCGGGTGGGTGATTGCCTACGAGAACGCCGGGACGGTGGCGGGGCGTATTTGCCCGACCAACTCGAAGGAGAGGGTAGTCGCTGACTCGGAGGAGCAACAGATCACGCACGTGTTGTACACCGAGACGCTGACGACTTCGCTGGACGAGACGTTCGGGCGTGGCGCGCTGGCGGTATTGGATGATCTCCAGGTGGAGGTGCTGGGGGTGAGGGAACCGTCAGAGGCTGCCCACCATTGGGAAATTGATTGCCTGGAACGGCAGGATGAGATTCAGTTGGAGGTTGGCTCGTGAGTCCCGTGGACCAGTGGCGGCAGCGGGAGGTGATCGCAGAGATCGCCGACCAGGTGACCAGCGATATGGAGACGGCTGGCAAGGTAGTGGAGGTGGACGCACGGCGGCGGCTGCTGGCGATCAGGAATCCCGAGTTCGGGCGGGCCTACCGGCGGGTGCTGGCGATGTTCCGCCTGACGAGTTTTGTGCGGCGGGCGGGATCGGTGATTGAGGCGTTGATCGGAATCCCGAGAGGTGAGAAGGGTGGGGATTATGGGTTCTGGATCGAGATGGGGAGCAAGACGGCGGCGGCGCAGCCGTGGCTGAGACCGGCACTCCTGACGAACCTGAAACGGATTAGGGAGTTCCTGGAACAATGAGCGTATTGACGCAGGCAATCTACAACAGGCTGGCGGCCGATGGGACGCTGACGGCGCTACTGGCAACATACGCGGGTGAGCCGGCGATCTTTACGACAGACCCGGCTCCAGGGGATGCGACAATGCCGTACATCGTGACGGCGGGGGAGGTGGCGCAGGAACCATTTGACACGAAGCAATCACGGGGACGGACGGCGACGCGCGACCTGCGCTGCTACACGGCGGCGGGCGGGAGCGCGGCGACGGTGGAGGCGATCGCCGAGCGGGTGCGGGTGCTGTTGCACCGGCAATCGCTGACGATCACGGGTCACACGTGGATTATAACTGAGTGTTCAGGGCCGATTGTGGCCGATGAGCAGGACGCCTATGGCAGAATAGTCACTGCCATAATCACAATTCAGGAGGTTTGAAATGGGTATGAATGGAACGGATGTATTACTGTTGGTCAACACGGGAACGCCGGCGGTGCCGACATACGAGGCGGTAGGCGAGCAGCGGGACGTGACGTTCGAC